GATACTCGATATCAACCCGGAGAGGTCCAAGAATTGTATAACCATCACGGGGGAGAGAATCAATGAGTAAAGTCAAGGTTGATATATCGGAATATAACCGGATGGTGGACAGGCTTACCGGGGAGGAAATGAATAAGGCCATGGTTTCCGCCGTTCGATCCGGCGGGCAGATCATAAGGAGAAGGACTATCCAGAACTTTGGTTCCGGAACGGCTTTCAAGGCTTTCAATGTCTATAAAGACCGTAACGGATCAACCAAGAGATTACCATTGGTAAGGCTTAACGTTAATAAGAAAACCAAAGATGCCGTTGTTGATATTCTAGGGGATTTTAGAGCCAAGTTTTTTGAGCTTGGTACCAAACGGAGATTTACCAAAGGGCATCGGGTCACCGGCGTTAAAAGAAAAGGCGCTAGATTATATTTAACTAGGTCGGGGAAACCCGCGAATCGTGGCATTATCACGGGACGAAGGTATTTCAGGAAAGCGCAAGACTCGGAAGAGTCAAAGGTGCTTGACGATATGGAGAAAAGAGTGATGAGGGCTGTAATAAGGATAGGAAGAAAGAAATGAGAGCGTTAGAGATAGGAGCTTTGATTAAAAGACTGTTAGCTGATATGAGTATCAATGACAGGTTGAAAGGCCGTATATATCCGGTCGTTGCCGAGCAGAAAACGCCTTTTCCTTTTGTTACGTACAAAAGAAGTGGGGTAGTCTTGGAATCGGACAAAGATGTGTCTTATCGTTATGGAATGATCAGCGTGGATATTATTATCGTCGGTTCTAGCTACTCTCAATCGCTGGACATTGCTTCCGCTATAGTGGATGAGATGCCAGACTATCCAATGAACTTGGATGGTTTTGATATCTCCGATATAAAGCTTGCCAACGCCGTTGAGGATTTTCAAGACGAGGCGTATATACAGGCTCTTACGTTTAATATTGTAATTGATAATTAACATGGAAAATAAAGTAGTAAGAGGAAGGGATTTGATGCTCTTCAAAAAGGTTTCAGAGAATTATGTGGCACTTGGCGCTGCTACTACGCATACAATGAACTTATCAAGGGAGGAGCTTGATATCTCCAACAAGGATACTGGAGAATATGGCGATACCGAGCTTGGGCAAATCAGCTGGGATATTCAAGCGGACTCGATGATGATTGAGGCAGACTATGATAGTCTGGTTGACGCTTTTTTATCGGGAGAAGTGCTTCATGTGGCATTCGCTGTCACTGCCGAGGCAGGATCTAAGACGGGCAAACCTTCCGCAGGATGGACTATTGGGTCCGGAGGATATGAGGGAGACGTATGTATCACCTCTATCACGGCCAATGCCGCCCATAACGACAAGGCTACTTATTCCGCTACATTTAAGGGCAAAGGCCCGTTGCTCAAGAGATCTTGATCATGATGGAAGATAAGATCACTATAAAAGATAAGGAGTATCGCCTTGGATATAATCTTCGCGTCCGAATGATTTACGAGAAGATCATGGGAAAGAATATCGGCGATGACATGTTGACGTTTGAGAATATCGTGTTCTTTTATTCTGTATTGTTAGCGTACAATAAGGGTTTCACTATGGACTTGGAGGCTTTTACCGACATATTGTGCGATGACGAGTCTATATATATCGATTTTTTGAAATGGTCCGTAGAGTACAACAAGAGGAAGGAGATATTGGAAAATACGGATAACACTGATAATGAAGATAAAAAAAAAGAATAAGCGGTAAGGATATATTCCAAGCCTTGGTTTTTGTTGGCGGGCTTGATCCGGCCTATGTGCTTGATGATATGGAACCATATGAGATTGACGCTTGTATGGAAGGTATCCATAAGAAGTACATAGAGAGTTGGAATCAAACCCGCCAATTGGTTTATACGATAGCCCAAGTAAATAGCAGCAAACGTATAGATATAAAGGATATGATGCCCTTCCCTTGGGATGAGAATGACAGCATGGAGATGCCAGAGGAAGAGCGTGAGAGATTGAGCTATATGTTAAATGAATTTGTAAAATTGAAGAATAATGGCGGCGGATCTATTCGTAAGAATCCTGTTCAAGAATAATGAGTTTGACAGGTCTATAAATAAGACAAGAAAACAGGTCTCTGATTTCAAGAAGGTGACAGAGTCAGTTGGAGGGTCAATCGTTAGCATGACAAAAGGTTTTGCCACTCTTGGCGGCATCTCATTTGCGCTTATGGACGTTACCAAGAAAAGCATGGAGTTCGAGAAATCATTGTCAGGTCTTAGATCTTTAACCGGACTTGGGGCTAAGGATATGGAGTATTTCAAGAAAGCTGCTATTGATTTAGGATCTACATCTACACAAACAGCATCGCAAGTAGTTGAGGCTTACAAATTGATAGGTTCACAGCAGCCTGAATTATTGAAAAATAGAGAGGCGCTTAACGAGGTCACGAAACAAGCCATTATCTTAGCCGAAGCTGCGGGTATGGATGTCCCATCTGCGGCAAAAGCTTTATCTGGATCTATAAACCAAATGGGTGAGAGTGCTAATGTGGCAGGTGAATATATTAATATATTGGCGGCCGCATCGCAAGCGGGATCGGCTGATATACAATATTTATCCAAGGCTATAGAGAAATCCGGAGGTGCCGCTAATTCCGTAGGTGTTAAATACAATGAGCTTGTAGCCGCTATTGAGACTATCGCCCCTAAGATAACGGAAGCTAGTGAGGCTGGGACGAATTTGCGTAATATATTCTTGATATTGGAAGGAAGCTCTGATAATAATCTTAGACCTTCTGTGGTTGGTTTATCCAAGGCTTTAGACAATCTGGCAAGCAAAAATCTAGATGCTACTCAAATGACTAAAATGTTCGGAAGAGAGAGCGTTACGGCGGCTTTAGCTCTGGTTAACGCAAAAGATCAATACAAAGGATATATCGATGCCATAACTGGGACAAACACGGCTTTAGAGCAACAACGGATTAATAACGCAAATTTGGAGGGATCTTTAAATGCGGTATCATCCGCATGGGAAGGGTTTATTCTAACCATGAACAAATCAAATGGTTTTTTGTCTACCGCCGCCCAAGGAGTAGCCTCATTGATGCAGAATCTTACTGATTTAGCGAAAACACAAGATGAGATACAAGAAAAGGTCATTGGTGATAAAGCCAATAAAATAGTTGATAAAATAAAAGGCGCTTATGACGCAAACATAAGCGGGGGGCTATCAAAGCAACGTTCTATAGAATTAACCGCTATAGAATATGATGAGACAGAAGCCTATAAGATAGATGTTCTCAAAAGCGATTTGTCATCCTTAACTATGTCCTTGGGAGATCTAGAGAAGAGACGAAAGGAGTTGGCAGGAATGCCCGGTTATTATAACCGAAAAGAGAGAGGAGATATTCTCCAATCCATCCATGATACCAAGGAGAGGATAAAATATATACAAGAGGAATTGAGCGTAAGAGAAAAAGCAGATGCGAAAGTTAGAGAATTTTTGAATAGCACGACTCAAAAAGATAAAACCAATAAAGGGAACCCTGCTGCGCCAAGTGTACCCGCTAAAGGCTCAATAGATTATATCGAGACCCAGATATCAGATTTATCAAAGAAATTAAAATCCGCGACGGACGAGGCCACGAGGCAAGGAATCCGTGCGGCCATAGAAAAATTGAAGGATGAGAAATTAAAGATAGAGATGGAACCGTTACCCGAAGGCTCCATAGATTATCTTAACGCCCAGATATCAAGCCTAACGAAAAAACTTAACACGGAAACGGACGAGGCTGTAAGGCAAGGAATCCGCACGGCTATAGAGAAGATCAATAAAGAAAAATATAACATAGAGCTGGAAGCTACGCTTGGACGGTTGAAACCGATGGAGGGGGATAAATTCGGCGTGTCGGCAAAAGGCCGTAATGCAACGAAGGATATTAAGTCTGGCTATATATCGGTTAAAGGCGTATCCGGTGACGCTATCAAGTCAAATTATGAATACGCTGATTCATTAGAAGCTATCGGTAATATGATGTCTTCTGTTTCTCGGTTAACAAACGAAGGTGCGGCTTCTTGGCTAGATTACTCTTTGAATGTTATGCAAGCGGTAGGCCAAGCTTTGCCGGCTTTGAACGCGCTTTTCAATAAGAATGTTGCGGCGGCAGGATCGTCAGCCGTATTGGGTGCCGTATCTTCCGGCCCATTTGGATGGCTTACGGCGGGGGCCGCTGTGGCCTCAATCGTGGCGGCTATAGCGGCAATTCCTAAATTCGCTAATGGCGGTATAGTCCCCGGTAGTATGTATTCGGGGGATCGTGTGCCGGCAATGGTAAATTCAGGAGAAATGATATTAAACAGGTCTCAGCAAGGTAATCTGTTCCAAATATTGAATCAAGGAGGGATTAAGGGGAAAGATGTACGTGTAACAGGCGAAGTGGTAGTGTCGGGTGAGCAAATGAGGATATTATTAGCGAATACTGATAGAAAAAGGAGGAGAGGTAGATGAACAGGGTTTATTATAATGAGTTTAAGGGATTAGATGGAATCCTTAATCGAGTTGAGATTCTTTCAGAAGTTTCAGGTATTGAAGAGTATGTGAAAACCGGAAAATCTCCTTTTGTATTAAGATATGCCGATGTTATGAAGCTTGATCCTGTTCATACGGCTCAAGCAACGATACATCTTATCAGTCAATATGATTTTCAGTTTATTTCACTTCATACTGATGATATGCAAGGATATAGAGTTGATTTTTATAGGGGAGGAATTTTGTTTTGGACAGGATGGCTGGATTCAGAATTATACAACGAGGTATTATCTAAATCCTCACCTTATGAAGTAGAATTCTCCGCTTCTGATTTCAATATAACAGAGAGACTGAAATATATTAATGACTCAGACGCAAAATATAGCGATATCGTCCCTGTGATGACGCATATAAAAAGGTGTTTGGATAAGTTGAAATTGCCATTTGGAAAGATATATATAGGTTGCACGACTACAATAGGAGGTATATCTTTAAACTCATCCGAGACTGCTCTTCATAAATCGTATGTTACCTCTTCTAATTTTTATGACGAGGATGGCAAGCCTATGTCTTGTAGAGAGGTCTTGGACAATTGTTTGAGACCTTTTGCTTTAATGATGGTACAGAAAGATGGGAATGTATATGTATATGATTATAACACCATTAAGAAAGGTTTACCAATGAAAAGGTTTGATTTCTCATCCATGACATACGAGGATGAGGAATTTGTTGACTTTTATTATGGAAACGCCTTGGATATCGGTACTATGTCATCAGAGGGGGATTATGGGTTTGAGGAGATGTTTAACAACGTGACTATTACAAGCTCATTATACGCTGACAAAGATGGGGTGTTTTCATATGATGTAGAGGAAGATAATCTGGAAAATCTTATATCCACATCTGATAATGCCGGCTATGTCTTGAAAAAGTATGGATTATGCCCTCCTTGGAAAGAGGGCCGTTTCCTGTATTACGAGAATAAGAGAAATACCGGAGCCGATGCCCTGATAGGTGCGGAGATGATATATACGGGTGATAGCTCAGCGATCAATCGATGGTCTTTTGATGGCAAAAACGTATTTATTATAGGAAATACAGACTCTAAGAACTATCTTAGGATCAAGGCACAAGCGTATGTTAATACTAGGGATGACCCTTTTGATACGGACATCATAGAGGATGATGAGCGAACTGGTGTTATGGGGATATATGGTGACTTGGTTCTGTATGATAGTATGGGTACCCCTATTATGTATTATGATAATAGTTATAGGTTTGATGAGGGATGGAAGAATGTAACGGGAGCCAGTGTTCCACAGGGCAAATTCATTTTAACTTATGTGTCATTATCAGAAACGGCCAGCGCTTCTACCTCGAGAATTGCGAATCAATGGTTGACAAATGGACAAAATATGTCTTTAGGCGAATCTCTTAGCTCGTCAAGGGATCAAGCGGGTAATCGGTTGATCGCACCGCCGGTAAGCGGATATTTGGTGATGCGCATGAGATATAGCGTAATAAAACGGCTGGTTTTGGATAAGGAGGAGATATTTCCTGCGGATAGGGTTAAAAATATACTTATAGACCATGTCAGTATGGATTTCGAGAATGATAAGGGAGACAGCTTGAATACTGATGATTACGAGTTTAAAAGTTATATCAATAAGAAGGTCGCTTCGGATTTTGAGGAGATAACATTGAAATGTATATCGGCTAATGAAGATAATGTCCCAACAAGTAAAGCAAGTATACTAAAAAAGGATGGAAATAACTATAAGTTTCAATTATCATTCACTAGATCAAACCAGACGGATATATTGGAAAGGCTGTTGATGTGTACCGTGCACTCTAATTTTAGTCAAAAGAATGAGCGTTTTTCTGTAGACGTTAAGCTTATTGGTAATCCTGCATTATCTTACCTCAGATACTCTCCTGTATTATCTGGAGAGTATCTTGTGACTGGATGTGATCTTGACTTTAGGTTATCTATCGCAAAACTCTCTGCTGTAGGATATTCCGATGATACCGCCAAGTTAAGCGATATACCATACGACTGATGTATTACACCATATCGGTACATATATAGATATGGTAATGAATGTACGTCATAGTAAGATAAGAAAGACTGCCCTTCCACGTACTGGAAGGGCACTAGATGCTATTCCCGGAGGTCCTGTGAAGCAATCCTTCCAATCTTCAGGGACGAATGTTGCGCAATATTGGAAATTGGTTACGATAGACAGCGACGGCAATCCTCTTCCGGAGGATAAGTGGTACATCCTCACGGACTACCACGCCAAATCGGCAGGGGACGTTGTCGCTTACGCCACGTCGGATCACGACATCGTCCTTCCCATAGCCGGCAACGGGGTATTGGGAGCGATAAAGCTCCCGTCCGGTGGTGATAGTGCGCTTGTCATAGACAAAGATGGTACCTTGCGTATCAATGAGGGTATGATCGGCGGCAAGGGTAAGATCTATTACGCTGGAGCGGGCTTGCAATTATTGAACCAACCTAACACGGAGGACACGCAGAACCAGTTCGCCGTGAAGTTCGGCAACGCTAAAGGCACTGTACTGGAAGGAGACAAGCTATACGCCGCTACGTGGTGGGGGCAGAAACTTAACTCCAACGGGATAGCTACAGGAGCGATGACAGGCGTGCCGAGCATCAACGGCCTCATACACCT